ACATCTACAATTTCTTCAAGAGCCGTATCAGGGTCAATGACAACTGTATAGGTTTCACCTACTGCAGGTGTCTTACCACCCATTAGGTTAGCACCAGAACCTACAGTCATAGATACATCACTAGAAGTAATGCTGCTACTTAATGTAGTTTGTTGTGCTCGGGACGAGTATTTTCTATTTGTCATTTATCTGCCTATCAAAGGGAGTAGTGGACACGGATAGGATATTTTTCTTGCTGGCTCTTAACTTCTTCATTTAACCGTTGAGTAAACAAAGCGTAAACTTGTCTAGTAAGAGATTGAGATGAACCGTACGGACGCTTGGAATCTGTTTCATCTGCCTGTGGACTGACCATTGACGCACGTGCTGGGTCAAGGTTAGATAGCAAGCGATAAGTAGCACCAAGAATAATTAAGTCTTTACAAGACTCAGGTAGTCCAGTTGTTGCTGCAAACTCCTGGGCATTAGTAGTAAAGGGAGTTGGGTCAGTAGCATATACAATTTGGACACTACGTCCTGAAGGAATATAGTCATAGATAGATACAGTCTGACCGCTAGTAAATGCAGTTGAGTTAGCATTACCATCAAAGCGATAAGAACGAATAGGAATCCATTCTTTACTTGAGCCTAATGCTTGATAAGCAATAGCAAGAATATTACGAATATTTAATGTATCACCAGTAGCGGGTAATCTAAAGGCTGAGACTGCAGAGTTAGATGTAATTGTTGTTGTATTGGCTGCAAAGATAGATGAACCAATTGCGCTAATAGTATCGTTGATTGCTCGCTTAATTACGAAGCGAGGAAATGTAGGAGCAATAGTAACCTTAGTACCTGCTGTGTGTGATGCAAGGGTAGTACCTAGATATGCTCTACCATAGGGAGCAATAGTTGCAGTGTTACCAACTCTGTCATAGTTATCTATCCAAAATAATTCTTCATCAATTTCAACAATACCTTTACCCACACTGTCAGTAGATGCAAGTGATAGAGTAATTGGCGCAGCAATAGTCGAAGCAGTTGCAGCAACATTTGCTGTGATGTGCGTAGCACGGTCTTGTTGAAGTGTGTAACCTGAAAGGTTTATTGACACTTCATCAATCATATTTAATAATGTAGCCATTATACGTCTATGCTCCTTAATGCAGCAACAGCAGACTTACCAGTAGTAGAGGCAAGTTCGTTACATACAGCATTAAGACCTTTGTATGCAGAAGGTTGACGTGACCCACTAGCCTTAATGTTAAGGGCTGCATTTAGTCCTAGACCAGTTGTTCCAGCATAAGTGTTTGCTGCACCTTGTTCTGCTTTGCCAGTTGTACCAGCAAGACGATTAAGTTCTGCAGTAAGACTGCTACCATCTTTACCTAGTGCCATTATTTAACCTTTCGTTTTGCTGCTGTGTTGTCTACAAGATTTGGGTAAGGTCGCCCTGCCGCTTTTGCTCTAGCCTTTGCTGCAGTCTTTTGCTTTGAAGTTAAAGGAGTAGATTTCTTTTTAGGATTCTTTGTATCCCAAAATGCTTTCTTCATTTCTTAGCCTTGTTTCTCTTAGATATAGCAGCAGCCTTTGCCTTTGCATCAGCCTTAGAACTTGCTCCCCATGCATTAAGCGATAGGAGTAATCTTGTTGGCGAGCCATCAGGCTTGCGTTCTGGTCCTGGCATTCCACCCATACGGGCTAGAAAAGATGCCCTACGTGGGTTGTCTCCAGCCTTTACAGGGGCTTTCAGAGTGCCACCCTTATAAGATGCTCTGCCTTTAGCATTAAGCCCACCAGCGGGGTTCTTGCCTTCTTTACGTGTCCAGGCTGCTGTCATTATTTTTCCTTAACCATACTTGTGAGTTTGATAATAAAACTTCTGATTCGTCTTTAACTGCCCCTACAAAGGTATCTATTGACCAGCCTGGCTGGAACTCAAGACCTCTAGGGTCTTCCCATAAATAGTCATCAAATGCCATAATCCCGCCTGGTTTGAGTAATCTCCAAGCAAGCACGGCATCTTGTAGTACACCTTCTGCTGTATGGTCTCCATCAATATAGATAAAGTCAAAGGTAGGTTCTTCAATAGAACGAAGAAACTCTTTGCTATCCATTTTGTACTTAATTACATTAGGACGAAAAGCAATCCGTGAATCGTATACACGTTCAACGTCTAGCCAGTTCATGTCCTTATGCTCTTCTTCATCTGAGCCAGTCCAAATATCTACATCTTCTAGCACAGAGTTCTTTGTAACAAGTACGTTATCTACCATCCATACAGATGCATCGCCTGTAAAGGCGCCAATCTGTAAGAACCTTAAACCAAACTTACCAGCAAGAGGCAGTAGTTGTGACTCAAAGTTTTCTTTTGCAGTCATATCAAACCAGTTAGGGTATTTAGTCTGCATAACCCTTACCTCTACCAAAAGCATCATAGTAGTTTTCGTCCATATTAAATCGCTTCATATGTCCTACAGTTGCAGCGGTATCACACCACAGAGGAATCTCTGCTTTGTTAACTACTGCAAAGAAGTAGATGTCTTCACCAGTAAACTGCTTGTTAGCACCCACTTCTGTAAAGAACGGAACTCCTGGTAATGCTTCTTTGATTCTTGTTATTACACTGCGATGCATTAGACAAAAGCCCATACCTGCAGCACTTACTTTAATAAAAGCATTCTTTGGTAGTGGGTCTAATCTTCTAATCCCAATACCAAACTCTGCCTCAGCAAACTCATAAACAGTTGCTAACGGTTTCATCAATGGTTGCTCTGGTTCATTACTTGTAAAGTAAACACCAGTAAGCAATGGTATATCTACGGCATCTCTGCGATTCCAGAGTTTAAGGAACTTCTCTGGAGTAATCATAATGTCTGAGTCAAGCCAGAGTAGCCAATCAGATTTATTATTGTCATACCAGCGATTGACTAACATTTCTCGCTGTTGTGCTATCTGATTACCGTGTGCTCTTAATGAGCCACAGAACTCAACGCCTGAGTTTATAAGGGTATCTACAACACCCTCCATAAACTTTCCATCTACCATACCATTGTCGCACCAAGCGACTGCTAAAGTTTCTTTCTTTTGTTTAGCCATTGTCCCCTACCTTTATTACTTGTCGTATCGTTCTGGATTCTTAAGATATTTAGCCTTTTGTGCAGGTGTCATTTTAAATGGATTAATTACATCTGGCATTATTACTATCTTCTTTTTAGGAGGAGCCTTTTTTGTAATAGGCTTCTTCTTCATAGTTGCCATTACTTCTTTTTACCCATTTTCTTCATGGCTGTCTTCTTAGTAGCCATCTTCTTCATGCCCATCTTAGTTTCCATTTTCTTTTCAGACTTAGATTCCATCTTCTCGCCAGCCTTGTAGGCTGCCTTCTTTGCTGCTGACTTGCCTGCTGCTGTGTAAGGGAATTTCATTTTTCCGACCATTGGCATTATTGTATTCCTGCTTCCTTGAGTTCTCGCATTACTGTGGCTGTTGGTTTATCTATCTTTCTTGCTTGTACCATTGTACCGCCGTCATACGCTGCACCTAATTTTTCAGATGCGTCGTGTGCTGCTTCTATTTGTTTTCTCTTTGTACCATTAGGCTGGATACCCTGTGCTCTAGCACTACGATATGCTTCGAGTTCAGAGTTCCACTTCTTTTGTGTGGTACCACTTGCGATTACATCGCCCCTAGCGTCACCTGCATTTAATTGTAAGCCTCTAGCCTTGCAGCCAAAACATTCACAATTTTCTTTACAAGGTTCTTTGGCTATAGTTAATTCATTCATATCATATAATGGTTCAGGTGATGTTACATCACACTTAGTACAACCCCATAGTAAAACTGTAGAATGCATCTGTCCATCTATTAAATTATATCCATCTTTAACAACTTTACTAACATGGTTGCAATCCATTTTGTCCCTACTCTGTTGTGAAGTTAGCCGAAGTCACAATGCCATCGGCAATCATTGCCGTTCTAATAGCATCGCTAATTCCAGTATGTTGGCATCCACCCATGTAGTAAGCAGTGTAAGTTGCTAACTCATCTTCGGTTGGATACTGTATAAGGGAGTAAACACCACTACTAAGAATGATAGTCAAACTTTTTGTACGTTGTTTAAAGTGTGTAAACAAACGTTGCACACCAATATGACCTTGCTCAATAGTTGGTGTTACAAGTGTGTATGTTGCCATTGTTCTCCTTAATGAACTTACCAAAAGGCAGGGTTTCCCCTGCCCTTCAGTCAATCAATTATGCGACTGATGAACCGTTAAGAATACGATACAAGGCTGCTTCGCGGTAACGCTTAAAGCCTAGAACGCCGTACCAACCCATTGGGCGGAAACGCATTAACTGGTCAATAACTGGACCGATAACAACATGTGGCTCTTCAGCAACGGCTTCAGCCAATGCTTCCTTACCACAAAGAATTGTGCGGTATACCTTGGCACTTGAAGCACCGTCAGTATCGTTGAACATACGAGCAGACTCTACGAAGTAGGCTCCTTCATATGAACCAATTTCTCCAGCCCAAATGTTGTCATTTGAGTTGTACTCGTGAGGCAAACGCCATCCACCAGCACCAGTCTCAGCACGAAGGTCGTGTGAAACTTCTGGGTGAATACCTGCCCAGTACATTGAACCCTTACGAGGTACTGACAGACCTGAACGCAACTTAGCAACAGCCTTACGGATGTTAGCAGAAGTGATTGTATCTGTAGCAGCAATTGTTACTGTGTTAGTACGTGTGCCACCATAGATGACGTTAGTACCACCACGAAGTTCAGTCTGTGCAACTGTATCAATTGAGCCTGCAAGGTTGAAAGCGATGATGTTAGCAATTGCTGGGTCTACATCAGCAAGGCTGAATAGTTCCAAAGCACGTGTAACAAGAACAGAGTTACCGTACTCAGCAAGAGTAATAGTAACTGATGTTGGAGCAGCAATCTGTACTGAGTCACGCTCAGTTGATTCTGTTAGAGCAGTTGTCTGTTCAGACAGGTCTGCGTATAGTTGTAGGACTACGGTTGAGCCAGGGTTTGCTAACTTAGTGGGCTTCTTATCTGCGACACTACGAATTAGGGGTTCTGAACGCAACGCAAAGTCTAATAGTCGGTCATACGCCTTTTGGACGAGACCTGCACCACCAGCGGTACCAGCGAGATTGCCAGTAGAGGATGTATATGCATTAGCCATTGTTGTTCACCTCCTAGGTGAGTTGTGAAATTACTATGTAAATTATTGTTGAGAGTAGATTATTTGATTCAATTCTTCTGCGGATGCCGCATTATTAATTCGACTCAATAAATCTTCTGCTCGGTCAGGGGTCGAACCAAGTTGAGTAACTACATCTTGCTGCCTTAAGGCTGCTCGATTTAATTCCTTTTCTTCGTTTACCTCTGGCTTGGTTAATCCAAACAAGTCTCCATTATCTTCAAGCCAGTTATTAACTGACTCTTCGGTAATATCATCCAAGTCTTTTAGGATTAATCGTTGTGCCTTTGGATTGACACCCTTCTGTTCTAGGACCTCTTTGACTGTACGCTCACGCTGCGACTTGGATAATCCCTCAAGTTGCTCAGTGAGTTCCTTAATACGCTTCTCATCGTTGCGCTTGGCTTTCCGTAACTTTTTAAGTAAGTCACTTCCATCCATCTGCACTTCGTTGTCGGTATCTAGGTCGTCTTCGTCTTCATCCCAGTAGTTGTTGCTCATAGCAACCCACCCTTCTAT